AGAAGTCAGATTGTGAAATCGGCATTTAGAGTTTTAACATTGAAACTAGGACAAGCAGGTGTTCCTATGATTATGACTAATCACACCTATGATGTTATTGGTTCAATGTTCCCTCAAAAAGAAATGGGTGGTGGTTCAGGTTTGAAATACGCCGCTTCATCAATCATTTATCTAAGTAAAAGAAAAGAGAAAGATGGCACCGAAGTTGTTGGTAATATCATTCATTGTAAAAATTACAAATCTCGTTTAACAAAAGAAAATGCTCAAATAGATGTTAAGTTAACCTATAAACACGGACTAGATAAGTATTACGGTCTTTTAGAACTAGGCGAAGAAGCTGGTATCTTTAAGAAAGTATCTACAAGGTTTGAAATGCCTGATGGTACAAAAGTGTTTGGTAAGACTATCAATGATGACCCCGAGAAATATTTTACAAAAGAGGTACTAGATAAAATTGATGAATACACAAAAAGAAAATTCAGCTACGGACAAGAAGAAGATTAAAAGATACGCTTTTGTACAGAAAGAGGGTGATGACTTTACTTGTATCAAACTCTTAGAAGATAAGTACGAGGGTGTAATCTACAAATATGGTAAAGTTGCGTTTGGCCAAAATGAGAATCCAGACGGAACATTGCCAATGAAGTTTGATTATGATATTATTAGAAATCCTAATAATTTAGAAGTTGCAGATGACGAAGACTTTATGGAATATATTGGCGATATATTATTAGAAATTATGGAACAACAACTGAAAGATGGTACGGCAATTGTTAATGAATGAACGAATTGAAACAACGATATTAAGAAACTTCTTTTTTAGTGAAGACTTTACTAGAAAGGCTTTGCCTTTTGTTAAAGAAGATTATTTTCAAAATGCTGAAGAAAGAATATTATTCAATCAGATATATAATTTTGTTGATAATTATAAAAATCTACCTACAAAAGAAACAATCTTAATCGAACTCAATCAAAGAAAAGATATTAACGAAGACCAGTTAAAGAATGTAAAACAGATTATTAATACTTTAACACAAGATAATGAAACACCAGATTTACAATGGTTGTTTGATACAACCGAGAAATGGTGTAAAGATAGAGCCGTACATAATGCAGTATTAGATGGTATTAAAATCTTAGATAACAAAGATACCAAAAGAACACCAGAGTCTATACCAAGTATCTTAGCAGATGCCTTATCTGTTAGTTTTGATAATCATATTGGGCATGATTATATTGAAGATGCAAAAAGTCGATTTGATTGGTACCATACAAAAGAGAAAAGATATAAGTTTGATTTAGATTACTTCAATCGTATTACAAAAGGTGGCGTACCAAGTAAAACATTGAATGTTGCTCTTGCAGGTACAGGTGTAGGTAAATCATTATTCATGTGTCATTGTGCTTCACATTTTTTAAGTGAAGGTTTAAATGTATTGTATATTACATTAGAGATGGCTGAAGAAAGAATTGCTGAAAGAATTGATGCAAACTTATTTGATGTTACTATGGATGACCTACATGAAATGCCTAAACAATTATATGAAAATAAATTAGAAAAATTAAATGCCAAAACAAAAGGCAAATTAATCATTAAAGAATACCCAACAGCATCTGCTCATAGTGGTCATTTTAGAGCATTGTTAAATGAACTTGCTTTGAAGAAAACATTTAAGCCAGATGTATTGTTTATTGATTATTTAAATATTTGTGCTAGTGCTAGATTTAAAGGTGGTAATATTTCATCATATTTCTATATCAAGGCTATTGCTGAAGAACTTAGAGGTCTTGCTGTAGAATTTGATTTACCTATCTTTACAGCTACACAGACTACCAGAACTGGCTTTGTATCAACTGATATTGGATTAGAAGATACTTCAGAAAGTTTTGGTTTACCAGCAACTGCTGACTTCATGTTTGCTTTAATGTCCAACGAAGAATTAGAATCGTTAGGTCAAATGAAAGTTAAACAATTAAAAAACCGATATAATGACCCTAGTATGAATAGAGCATTTATTGTTGGAGTTGATAGAGCTAAAATGCGTTTATATGATGTAGATAAATCAGCACAAAACATTGTTGACGCAAACCAAACAAATGAAGACAATTATCCTACACCTGATAAGGCATATGATAAGTTTTCAGACTTTAAAATATAGGAGTATATAATGTCAAACTTTAAAACTTTTACCAATGCCTCAACACCATTCGAAGGTAAGAAAATTGCCATAGATGTTGAAAAGGTTATTACAATCTTTGAAGATGTATTAAAAGCTGATGAGGGTAAGGTAACTACACTATGGGCAAGAGAAAATGCCTGGACAGTACAAGAGGACTTTGATACTGTGATAAACATTATTAAGGAGTAATAATATGATTGAAGAAACAATGTTTAGGATTCCTTATTGGACAATACCTACATTAAACTTTAAAGAAAAGAAAAAACAATTAACAAATTTGTTAAAGTCTTTTCCTGAAAAGAAGCATGGTATTCAAACATTTGCTACAAATAGACAAACTGATAGGTCAGGATTAGCTGATGGTTTTTCACAAATTTGTGGTGAAGAACTTGAAATGTTGTCAAAGAAAATTCAAAGAGATATGGCTATTACCGATATTTGGTCAGTAAGTTATGACAAAGGTGATTATCATTCTCCACATAACCATGGCTCAGTAGGTTTATCTGGTATTCTATATTTGAATTTACCAAAAGAGGCACCAGTAACAAGTTACATTCAACCTTGGAATGATTTTACTACAGATAATACAATCTATTATCCTATTCCTGTTGTTGAAGGTTCTATTGTTGTGGTACCTCAATTCGTACAACATTTTAGTCCGCCAAGCAAAGCAAAAGCTAAAAAACGAATCATATCTTGGGATATGAAATATATGTAATATATGCCACGCAAACAAAAAGTTAGATTTCACAAAGGCGACAGGAGGCCAGGAGAAACAATGAAAGACTTGCATTACATTAAGAAGATGGTCAAACGAGGCCGTAAAATTCTCTGGCAAGTAATTGAAAAGCCTACTGAACGAATATTGCAAGAATACTTTTTTGAAGAAGACGCATCACAGATAGTAAAATTCCAAAACAAACATAGGGTCTGGTATGAAAACGGTGGAGTACCAGACTTCCTATGCCTCAAAGGTGAAAAAAAGAGAGCTTGACATTCACTCCCAAATACATTATAAATATGTGTAGGAGAGAAAAATGGCTGAACTTAAATTTGACGACTTAGATAAAGTCTTTAAAGGCACCACAACAAAAAGATACACGGTTCTTACTGAAGCAATTGCTAAAGGTAATCCGTTATCTATGCAAGATGGTACCAATAAAAAACTTACCTATGCCGACAAAACAATTGAAAAACTTTTCAAAGCTGGTAATATTGATAAATTAAAATCAGAATACGGCAACAAACTACCTCTCTTTAAATACGGCAGTACCGACATCAAACTAAATCAATTGTTCAAATCACCAGACTTTGGTGGTGGGGCAGGTTCAGGTGGTGGTGCCGAAGAAACAGCAAGAAATGAATCAGCACAATGTTTATATGCAGCCTTAGCTTGGTATGTGTATGGTAAACAAATACCAGAAAATAAAAAAATATCTAAAGCTGATTATACAAAAGCATTCTCTAAATGTTCCACAACTGAAACACTTGAAAGTATGATTGACTTGCCTGAAGATTGGCATAAGTCATCTATTTGGGGTGCAAACAAATTATATACTTTATATAATGGTAAAAAATATACCTTTCATAGAGGTTCTAGTTATGTAGAGATGATTGAGAATACATTTAAAAGAATTAATAGAGTTGAAGGTGCATTTGGTAATTTAAACAAATGGTCACCAGCAGATATCTATATGATTACCGAAAAAGGTAAAACAGCAATCTCAAATGATATTGCCAAAGCAACTAACTTAGGTGATTTAAATAAGAGAATGATTAAACACTATAAGGCAGGTGATGTTGTTGGTGTATCTCTTAAAAAGATAGGTACAAGTGCTGTTAAATTTAGTGAGAATAATATAGAAGCTAATAAATCAGATGTAACTTATCAAAGTACAACGATTGTTGCAGAAAGTAAAAAGTCTTTGTTTGAATCAATGGACATTTACTTAGTACACAATAAAGGTAAAATACAATTTAGAAGTTTTGGTGGTACATCACTTACAGGTTGGCAAGGTGAGGGTAAAGGTGAAACAGCGAACCAAGGTAAAATATCTTTAGGTCCTTTGAACTTTATTCTAAAACAAAATGGTGTGACTGCTTTACCTATTGATAGTGCAACAAAGGCTTCAACACCATCTCCAGCATACTTCAAACAATTCTATGATGCAGCTAAATTTATCAATGCTAAAGGATTACAAAAGACACAAAAGGCATTTGAGTTAGAATGGAAGACTGCCGACAAGCCTTGGAGATACTCAAAGTATTTGGGTATTCTATTAGCAGAAAGGTTTGCTAGATTATCGGTACCAAAAAGACACAAATTAATGACCGATATTTACCTATATTCAGCATCTAAATCAAACTTTGCTGGTCCTTATGCAAAGATAGAGTAATTAGTATTATAAATAGTCTAGTATAGTGATTTTATTGATGGATTATATGAAAATAATCGCTTTTTTTTAAAAAAAGTGCTTGACAAACATGGAAAAATTTGGTATAATGGATAAAAATGAGAGAGAAAAATGTTCAGTTTTAAAGGTTTTATTACTAAGGAAAAGAATACTCACTTAGAACATCTGGAAGACGATATAATTAATCGTGGTTCCAAAGGTGGTGAGAACGCAATTAACTTCCTTAATTCAGTAAGAAATATGTTGGCCGGTAGTGTAGGCGGCAAGTTAAATATGTCCGTTAAATGGGACGGTGCGCCTGCTATATTCTGTGGTCAAAATCCAGAAAACGGCAAATTCTTTGTGGGTACTAAATCAGTATTCAATGTTTCTCCAAAAATCAATTATACTCCTGGCGATATTCGAAGTAACCACTCTGGTGAACTTGCTAATAAATTATTAGTCTGTTTAAGAGAACTACCTAAACTAGGTTTAAAAGGTGTATATCAAGGCGACCTTTTATATACAAGAGGTGACTTAAAAATAGCTGCAATCAACGGTGAGAAGATGATTACTTTCACACCTAATACAATTACATATGCAGTACCAGCCGCTTCAGATATTGGTCGAAAGATTGCAAGAGCAAAATTAGGTATTGTTTTTCATACAGTATATTCAGGTAAATCTATGAGTAGTATGACAGCAGGCTTTGGTTCTGTTAAAGGTGATAGTCCAACATCATCTATCTTTTTAGCTTCTGCCTCATACCAAGATACATCTGGTTCATCAACATTTAACTTAGGTGAACTAAACAAGTTTGACGCATTAATACGAATGGCACAAGGTTCTCTAACTAAGGCTAAACCTGTGTTAGATTTAATGTCAGAAAGAGTTAGTGCAGATGATAAATATTCAGTAGGATATAGACTGAAAACATTTTTTAATTTCTATATTAAAAATTCAAATGCTGGTATGGATAAAGTTAAAGTAATGCAATCACAGTTTAGAGCATACTATGAAAACTTTATGCAAACAGAAATTGATAGTAAAAAAACTGATAAAGGTAAAGCACCTTATATTAAAGCAAAAGCTGAAGGTCTAAAATTTATAGACAGAAATCAAAGTGCTTTATATTTTGCAATTGCAAGTCATATTAGTTTAGGTGTTGCAAAGAATTTCTTAATACAAAAACTTTCACAAGTGCAAAGTATTGGTCATTTTT